GGGGTCGGTGTGTAGGAAATATCAAGCGGCATCGTAGACAACCACCCTATAGAGCCACTTGCCGGGCTTGGGCCGGCCGTTTCGGGCCGTTCTGAAGGACTTTTTGGCTTGGGAGAGGGCTGTCAGGAAGGTTTGGAGGTCCGAAAGCGCGTAGAAGTCGTGGATTTCACTCCTCATCCACGTAATCCGTGTACTCGGGCTCCACTTCAGCCTCGATTGCGGGCCTTGCCGTCACATCCAGCGTCTGTCCACCCAGATTTATGGTGATCGTGACGCCACCGGCTGCGTTTTGGGCCTCGTTGGCAGGCGTTGTATCCAGTCCAGCCCACTTCACAGTGGATTTGATCAGGTCGGCCTTCACTGCGGGGCTCACGATCGGGTCATGGATCAGCAACCAGCTGGTGCGGAGGAGCTCCTCCGCCTGTGCACGCGCCTTAACCTTAAACGTGAGCCCCTTAGTGTGTACTTCTTCCCTGTATGCCTCGACCTTCTTGAGGAAGTTGGTGTCCTTCTTGTATTTCAGAAGGTCGTTGGCATCCAGTTCGTGTCTATCCAGAAGCTCATCCAGCTTTTCACCACTCCCCTCAAGGAGGAGGGCGAGATCAAAGGCGAAGCGGTCGCTCCACTTGGTCTGGACGGGGCTCATGAACATGGGCGTAATGGTAACGCAGTAGGGGCGAGGCAGTCAAGGCGCTAAGCGCCCGGCTTGTGGTAAAGGTATAATGTAAAGGTTTTGGTTTTTTGGCTGGAAAATTTTATAAGGGGTGCGGATGTAGTGTAAAGATGTAAAGGTATTGTAAATTTCGGGTTTTGTTGTAAGAGCTTTATCACTATACCGGGGGGTCGGCGAACGCTAGTCCAGGCCCCCACCCCCCTATGCCTGCCCGCGCAGCGCGCAGCGTAAGGATAAGACGCGCGCGTCTTTGCTATAAACTTATCCGAAGAAATTATTAGGCGGCGTGAAAAACAGTATTGACAAGCACGGCGAGATAGGGGATAAAGATCACATCGAAACAGCAAGACTAGCTGGATCGGTAGGGGGAAACCCTGCGCTCTTTGACATCGTTAGAGACTAACACCTGAAACAGTGGTGTCCTGTCGACACCTTATGACATACACAGGAGAATGTCATGTCTATCACTCTCACGCTGGAAGTTACCATCGAAGGCTTCAAGGACGAGGTTTCCGATAAGGGCAACTTCACGGCACGCGGTGTGTCGTTTGTCCTCAAGTCCGCCAAGGGCTGCGAGGCAGAGCAAATGTATCTGATGACGCCCGGATTTGGAAACAACGGCTCGATCCTTTTCCTGACAAAGGACAAGGGCCTTGTCGCCAAGGTGAACAAGGCCCGCGATGCCCGCGGTTCCAAGCCTAAGGCGGAAGCCAAGCCGATGACGACCGACGATGCGCTGGCCATGATCATGGCCGACCCCGCAGCGATGGCGAAGTTTGCAGCCGCCTTGGCTGCGTCGGCCAAGAAATAAGAACGGGGCGGGCCGCAAGGCCCGCCACCTCTCACACAAAGGAAACAAGATGACCAAAGAAACCACAGGTGCGCTGCGCGATCGCCAGCGTAAAGTTGACGCCTATGTATCCAAGGAAGGCCAGAGGTCCGCGCAGCGCTACCTTGACGCCCATCCGCAGCCTTTACACAACTGGAACGCCATAGGGCAGGCGATCATAGGCGCGATCGCAGTTCTCCTCTTCCTTTACTTCCTCTTCGCTTAACACTAGCCCCACCCGATTTCTCGGGTGGGGCTTTCGCATGTCTGCTGCACAGCAACCACAGGTGTGTAAAGGAGCGACGCGCTGCGCGCGATCGCGTGTTAAGTTTTGCTCGATTCTCTCGCCACTAGTTGGGGGCCTGTAGATCGCTTTACATTGTATGTAGGGCCTCTACTGTGTAGTGTAATGCCATTTAGTCGGGGGTCTGTATCCCCTATAGTGTAAAGCAAGCCTGTACTTTACACCCAGTAAGCTATTGAAAACAAACAACTATCTATTTTTGCTTTACATCAGCTTTACATTCGTCGTGTCAGGCTGTGCTGCCCTACCTGTGTTAAGTTAAGGGAATTTCCCAATGAAACCAAGGGCTTACTGGTGTTAACCACAGGGTAGAAATGTGTAAAGTATCTATACTATATATATTATATACGTTTTTTTAGATGATGCTCACCTATTTTCGTGAAAATTTCAGCTTTGTT